TTCCTTTCTTTATTAACTTATTAATCTATAGGGAACACTATCTTAGCAAAGAATAGGGCCACTCCTATAACTGCTGCCATGAATAGGCCAAATAAGCCCATATAAAGCCCTACAGCGCCTAAAAAATCTATTAAGGTATAATCATTCATAATAATCTACTCCTCTTAAAATAAGCCTATTTCAAAGCATAACAATATGAAGAAAGTTATGCTAAGAAATACGGCCCAAATTATATTCACTAATAATTGACTCATGATGCGGCCTTAATATCATCTTCAATAGATTTGTTTATATCTTCCAGCGCCAACTCATAAATAGGTGCAAAAACTTTGTTAAGATATATTAAAATATCATGCTTTGTTTGAATCGTGCCGTAACCGCCTCGCTTGGCTGCTATCTTATCAATAAATTGAGTATCAATTTCTGTATGCAATTCAAAATCTTCAATTTTACTATGCGCATGGAAACTAATTTTACCCGTACTATAAAAACATATCTCGTAGATATAATTAGGCTCTTCATAATTCAACATAGAATTGTTGAATAAAACAAAATTATCTTCGGTTAATTGAGTCGGGTATAATAAATTTCTCATAATTTCACTTGGCTCATAATCAATATATAAATGATTTATATTTTCTATGCCTTTATTGGCCAAAGTATGAATCACTAACTCCGCCAACTCTAAACCAGCTTGCGTAAAATCACCCTTGCCGCGTCGTTCAAATGTTAATTGGTTAGGGCCAATATCAATTTGAACTTGGCAGTTATTGTTATATTTTTTTGTTTCTTTTTTCATAATAATTTACTCCTTTTGTTGGGCCTAATTGCCCGCGATTATTAAACCATTTAATAATCTAAATGAGGCCCTATATAAGGGCCTCGGATAGATAATTAAGCAGCGGCCTCATCATAGTTGGGCTTGCTGTATTTTTCACCAGCTGCCGTTACCGCTATATAATCCATAGCAGATTGAGCCAGCGCTACGGCTCTAAAGGCTGCCGTTGGGTCATTAGTTAGTTTTTCCTTCCAACCAGCTATATAGCTATGGTGATTTGCTGGCGGACTTACAAATAAGCCAGCAGCGCCACAAACCATAACCGCGCCAAATTCTGCGACTAACTCTTCAAAGGCATAATCCTTGCTGCCAAACCTTGCGCCCTTGAGTCGGTTTAATCTATCTTTATGGCCCGTACTATGTACCATTTCATGGAAGAGAGTCGCGTACCAATTATCTTGGGCGCTTGCGCCGTCTTTGGTATCAATAAAAGATTCCCTCGGTGGCATAGCAATTACATCTTTTGAAGGCGCGTAATAGGCTTGGTACTTTGAATTAGCTGGGGCAGCAATTAACCCTATACCCGAATTTTTAAGATAATTATTAGCTAGGGCCTCGCAAGCCTCATGAATTTCAAAAGGTTTTTTAGGTTCTGCTGGCTCTTCTAATTCGTACGGCTCAAAAGGTTCTTGAGTATCTTTCTTCAAAGTACATTCAGAATTAAAAACGAAGGATATATTATAAATAAACCCGCCTGTTTTTATAATCTCTTCGCCGTCATCGTCAGTAGTTTTATAGCTGGTTTTTTTAGCAAATATAATTGGAACGGCTGGCGAATCCTCGGCTATTAAATAGCCCTTCTTAAACCAATTCTTTCTAGTACCCCAAGTATTGGAGTCATAACCTAGGGCCATCTTGTCCATAGCTAAACTGAATTGATTCCAGCCTCTATAAACCTTGCCATCTTGGTTGCAGTGGCCGTAACTCGAACCATCAAAGCCCGAATAACCAGCCCAAGACTTCTGCCAAGGCTTAGCTGGCGAGTCGGACTCTAATAAAGTGATAATTTTCTTGGCAGCATAAAGGCCGACTTCTCTAGTTAAAGCCGCGCCTTTTAAACCTTGAATATTTAATTTTTCATAATTGTACATAATAATAACTCCTTTTTTTTATTTTAATATTGTTGTCTATCTCTAAAGTTTTTCTTAACCATTGGCGAAAATTCTTGAAAGTAATCAAGAACATAATCACAATTACCGCAATACTTGCTATATCTATCAGAACCCCAAAAGCCTTGCACTTCTCGCGCCTCAGTATCTAGCCATATATTCGGGCCGCCTCCAGCAAGTAAGACTCTAACTCCCATTAGTTCGCCCCATTGAGAATAAGTATAATTGACGGAATAAGCATCATAATATTTTAAGGATTCTCCTTCCAATTCCTCTTCACTTAAAACTATATCAAAAGTAGCCTTAACCTTGTAAAAATCATCAGCCATTGAGTCGACCATGCGTCTTAAATCTCGCTCGCAGCTTGATAATTCTTCTTTGTTTTTTTGTTGTATTGTCATAATAATAACTCCTATAAATTGGGCTTAATTGCCCTTGAATGATTATATTAATAAAGAAGGGATTCCTTATTGTCAATAACTATCGTATGAAAAATAACAAATAATTAATATTTATTTGATGGCAGCAGATGGCAAAGTAAAATAGGGCATTTGCCATAATTGCAATCATGATGGCAAACCCGCAGCAGATGGCAACAACTTGCCACAATGAGGCCTGGCCGCCGTTTCCAGCCGTAGCAAGATGGCAAAAGATGGCAGCACAACAAAAGAACGGGCAAAATATGGCAAAGATGGCAAGCACTAAAAAGCCTATATAGGCTTTAGTGTTGCAATCTGCCATGCCATGATTATATATTTATTGATACTAAAAAAAGGAATCAAACATGGCTGGCCAACCAATCACCCGAAGTTATATGAATCATTTAAACGAAATAGATAAGAAAGATTCCATTGATAGAAGAATCATTGAGGCTATTGATAACGGCCATAGCTTTAATCAAATTGTACAGGGCAGAGTCAAAGGGCTGGAGGATTTTTCTAGGCCTAATAAAAAAGGTTTAACTTGGCACTTATTTTATAAGTGGCTTAACAAGCCTAGAGAAGGCCAAGAGAAAGGCGCATTTTATAATGAAGTAATGCGCCTGAGAGAAGAAAGGCAGCGCGAGTCGGCTTATATGGTGATGGAAGAGGCCCTTGATATTGTAGATAATGCAGAACCAATAACAGAAGAAATACAAAAGGCCAAATTGCAGCTGGAGGCGAGGCGCTGGAAGGCTGGCACTTTTAACAGTCAGTTCAAAGCCAATGCCACTAACGATATTAAGGTAAACATATCGACTCAGGATTTGCACCTTGAGGCATTAAAGAATAATAAATAATGTTCGCTTGCTAGACCACACAAACAAAAGGCCGTATTTTCTGTAGTTCGGTAAAAAGTAAAAAAAAAAATAAAGAATCCCCCCTTCTTTGTGTAGGGGTCTGGGGTTTGGGTTTTATATAAAACACACTAATTTGAGATTTCAGTAAAATATAGGAATGACCCCCCTTCGACTTTGTAACTATATTACAATTTCCGTGCTGAAAAATTTTTAGAATCATTTAAAATTAAAAAACAGAAACACTATATATGTAGTGTCAAAATAAGGAATCCTGTATGGTTACGAGATATGATGCTCAGTACGAAGTCCATGACTACTTAGCGAGTAAAAAACAACAAACCAAAAAGAAACCCCAAAAAGACAAAGTTTCTAAAAATAGAGTTAATAAAAATGAAGCCTGACGATACATACGAAGCTATTGATGTCGGAGATTCTTCAGGCATGAGTACGAAAGAGTTTGATAATGGAGCGCCTTCCGAAGAGGAATTGCAAGGTATTGTGGGTTCTGCCCTTGATGATGCTTCTGACTTTATTGACAATACAGTTTCACCACTCAGGGCTACGAGCATTGACTACTATCAGGGTAAACCTTTCGGTAACGAAGAAAGCGGAAGAAGCCAAGTCATCTCACTTGATGTTCACGATACAATCGCAGACATCATGCCAAGCCTCATGCGTATCTTTTTCTCCAGCGAAAATGTTGTAGAGTTTGTTCCATTTGGAGCAGAAGATATAAAACTAGCTGAACAAGCTACTGATTATATAAACCGCATTGTACTACAACAAGACAATGACGGCTTTCCAATTTTTTATAATGCCTTTAAAGACGCTTTGTTATGTAAGAACGGCTTTATAAAATATTATTGGGAAGATACATACCATTCTGAATTTTACGAATATTCTGGAATAACAGATGTTGAGTTAAGTGTTTTAGAGTCTGATGACGAAGTTATGATAAGCGAAATAACATCTTATCCTGACCCAGCTTACAAACAACCTGAAGCTGTTGTTGAAACAGAAGAAGAAGCCGAAGAAGTTATACCGCAGTTAATGGAAGAAAGTATGGAGATGCCACAACTGCATGATGTTAAGGCCAGCAGAAAAAAATCGAAAGGCTGCGTCAAGATTGAGTCTGTTCCTCCAGAAGAATTTATAATTGACCGCAACGCAACCTCAATGGAAGATTCTTATATTGTGGGCCATAGACGATACCTGACAGTATCAGACCTTGTTGAGATGGGTTACGATTATGATGATGTTATGAAATATGCAGCACCATACGAAACAGAATTAGATGACAATGCAGAGTACCAAGCAAGAAATCAATTTGGCGCTGACGGCATTGACCCGATTGAAGATGATAGCAATTTAAAAGTTCAATATGTCGAAGCATATATGAAATTAGATATGACAGGAGATGGCGTAGCTGAATTACGCAGAGTTTGTTGTATGGGCGATAATTACGAAATTATGAAAAACTTACCATGCGACTTTATACCTTTTGTGTCTTTCTGCCCTGACCCAGAGCCACACACTTTCTTTGGACTTAGTATTGCAGACATAACTGAAGATATACAAAAAGTGAAATCAATGGTTATGCGCTCTATGTTAGATAGTCTTGCATTAAGTGTTCACCCTAGAGTTGCAGTTGTTGAAGGGCAAGCAAACATAGAAGATGTTATGAATACAGAAGTTGGCGGCATTATTCGTCAACGAAATGCTGGCGCAGTACAACCTTTCAATATGCCATTTGTTGGTAAAGATTGTTTCCCTATGTTGAATTACTTAGATGAAGTTAAGGAAAATAGAACAGGAATATCAAAGGCTTCAATGGGCCTAGACCCAGATGCGCTTCAGTCATCTACTGCTGCTGCGGTTCAAGCAACTGTTCAAGGCGGCCAACAACATATAGAATTAATAGCGAGAATATTTGCTGAAACAGGAATGAAACCTTTATTTAAAGGTATATACAGATTATTAGCGCAGCATCAAGATAAAGAAAGAACAGTACGATTGCGTAACGAGTGGATTCCTATTGACCCTAGAGTTTGGCAAACAGGCATGGATTGTATTGTTAATGTTGGTTTAGGAAATGGTACGGCCCAAGAGCGTATGCAGTTCTTAGGTGTTATTGCTTCTAAACAAGAAGAAATATTACAAAGACTTGGGTTAGGAAATCCAATAGTGGATATGACACAGTATCGAAACACTATGGCTAAGATGGTTGAGTTAGCTGGTTTTAAAGATGCTTCAGCTTTCTTTAAGGAAGTACCTGAAATGACAGCACAACAAGCAGCTGCATCACAACAACAGAAACCAACAGTACAAGATAAATTAATTGAAGTGCAGATTAAAGAAATAGAAGCCAATATGCAGAAAGCTAACGCTAGATTGCAGCTTGATAACGAAGAAATGAAGCGAAAAGATGATTTAGATAGAGATAAATTAGATGCTGAAATTATGTTAAAAGCTGCCGAAATTGAGGCAAAATATGGCACACAAGTAGAAACTACAGTCATTCGTGCTTTAGTAGAAAGGGATAGGGAACAAATGAAAACACAACAAAGATTAATAAGCGATATGGCGAGGGTTAAAAATTGAGCCAGCCACAAGACCATATAGACGATTTAATTGTATTCGGAAAAAATGCAAAACGCATTTTAGACGACACGACTTTTCAAGCAGTCATGCAAAGTGTAAGAGAAGATGTCCATACTTCATGGGCTACAACTTCTCCTCATGCCGCAGAAGAAAGAGAACAATACTTTCATTTATTGAAAGCGGTTGACTTGCTGGAAGAAAAACTATGGGCCGTTGCAGACAACGCTCATATTTTGAAGATAAAGGCAGACAATATAGTCAAAAACAAAAAAGGAGTTTAATATGAACCAAGCGACAAACCCTATAGAGGAATCGCCTGAATTAAAATCAAGTGTAGATAAAGTTACCGATATTCTGACTCGCCCAAGCGAGAAACCAGAAGAAGGTAATTTACAAGAGTCCGAACAGCCGCCTATTGAAGATGCTGATTCTGGCGAGGAATATATAGACGAACCTTCTGAGGAAATTTCTGAAGAATATGAAGAAGTCCTAGAAGATGAGGAAGATTCCGAACTGTATGCAGATGAACAAGCTGACGAAGATTACGAAGAAGATTTGCAAGAACAACTATATGAAGTCAAAATTGACGGCAAGGTTGAGCAAAAAACTTTAGACGAATTGACTAACGGATATTCAAGGCAACAGAGTTATACTAGAAAAAGCCAAGAACTAGCCGAACAAAAGAAACTTTTTGAGGCAGAAAAGGCTATGGTAAATGAGGATAGACAAAAATATTTAGATGGTTTATCTAGGCTGGAAAGTCAAATTCAACAGTTAGATGATAAAGAGCCAGATTGGGAGCAAGAGTATAATCTTAATCCTGAAGAGGCTAACAGAAAAAGGTTGGATTGGCAGAACTATCAACAGTCTAAAAAAAATAAACTTGCTGAAATACAAAGCGAAAGGCAAAAAACTTTACAGCGGCAACAACAAGACTATGTGAGAGAACATCAAGCTATGTTAGCTGTTGAAGCTGAAAAATTATTGCAAGAAATACCAGCATGGAAAGACACGAAGATTGCACAAAGACAACAGGCAAAGTTAAAAGAATTTTTAACAAAGCGTGGTGTAACTGAAATGGAAGTCAATGCTCTGGCAAAAGCAAATCATATAAGTATCTTGTATGATGCTATGCTTTTTAATGAAGGCAAGAAAAAGGTAACGAAAAAACGGGTTAATGCTAAAACAGGACAAACAAAAGTTTTGAGAAGCGGCAGCCGTAAACCACCTAAAAAAACCGATAAATATAAAAGAACTACCTCAAGATTAAAAAAAGATGGAAATTGGCGTGATGCACAATCAGCTATTTCCATGTTGTTAAACGATTAATTTAAGAGGATAAAACAATGGCAATTATTGCAAATACATTTACTCGGTATTCAGCTATTGGTATTCGTGAAGAATTAAGCAACATCATTTACAACATTTCTCCTGAAGAAACACCATTTATGTCAAATGGCGGCAGAGAAACAGTTACTAACACTTTCTTTGAGTGGCAAACTGATTCACTTGCAGCTGCTTCGACAAACTATCAAATTGATGGTGATGATATTGCAACTTTTCCAGCAACGAATCCAACAACAAGAATCGGGAACTACACAAACATTTCAAGAAAACTTGTTGTCTTAGCAGACAACTTGGAAGTTATTAATGAAGCGGGCAGAACTTCTGAACTTGCTTATCAAATAACTAAACTTGGACAAGAGTTAAAGCGCGACCAAGAAACAACACTTATGGCCAATAGTGCGGCTGTAGGTGGTGCTACGGGTACTGCTAGACAAACAGCTGGACTACCAGCATGGCTAAAAACAAACTCAGATAGAGGAACGGGTGGAACAGACCCGACTGTATCTGGTGGTATTGTTAATGCCGCTGCTGGTGATGCTACAGCTGGTAACAGAAGAGCATTTACTCTTACAATTCTTGATGCAGTTATAGAATCAGTTTGGACACAAGGCGGAACACCAAAAATGCTTATGGTTGGCCCTCACAACAAAACTGTTGTGTCTGGCTTCTCAGGTATTGCAGCTAATAGGTATGAAGTTAAAAAACCTGAAGCTGGTGTTATCATTGGTGCTGCTGATATTTATGTATCAGATTTTGGAGCAGTTAATATTGTTCCTAACAGATTCCAAAGAGAAAGAGATGCTTATGTCTTAGACCCTGAGTTCTACTCAACTTGTTTCTTACGACCCCTTGAAGTTACTGAATTAGCTAAAACGGGTGATGCTGAGAAGCGTATGTTACTTGTAGAATACGGACTAAAAGTTAAAAATGAAGCCGCTCTCGGAGTGTGTGCTGATTTAACAGCTTCGTAAATCACATAGGAAAACGGGGTAGTTAGCGATTGCGACTACCCCTAAACTAAAAAAATGAGCAGAAAAAGATTAATAAGTTTCGATAACGAAACAAAGATTTCAAATAACTTTACTTTTGAGGAAGATACATCTGGTAAAGGAGAGCATAAATTTGTTTTAAGTAGAGAACAAGATGTTACTGAAATACTTAAAGACAATAGAGAACAATTTAATGAAAGCGATAAGCGCGACCCTTATGGTCATTGGAATAAAGTCGCCTCAATACCTATGGTTCTTTATTACGATTTAAAAGAAAAAGGCATTTTAGACGACCCTAAAGCCTTAAAAAAATGGCTTAATGATGCTGACAACAAAGCGTTTAGAACAAGAGAAGGAACTGTATAATGGCCTTAACTAACTATTCACAACTTAAAACAAGTGTTGCAGATTGGTTAAATAGAAGTGATTTAACTACAACAATACCTGATTTTATTACTTTAGCTGAAGCTGGTTTTAATAAAGAAATAAGAAATAGAAAGATGATAAAAAGGGCCACAGCTACTATTGATTCACAATATAGTGCAGTACCTTCTGATTGGCTTCAAACAGTAGATTTTGTGGTAGAGGCAAATCCCGTTGTAACTTTAGAATTTATTACTAACGAAAAATTAGATAAATTAAGAGCAACATTTACATCAAGTGGAACACCAAAATTTTACACAATAGTAGGACAGGAACTAGAAGTTTTACCCGTTCCTGATTCCGCAACCTTAACAGGGGAAATAACATACTATAGTAAAATCCCTAACTTAACTGATACAGAAACAACTAATTGGTTATTAAACAGTAATCCAGATATATATTTATATGGTACACTATTGCAAACAGCACCATATCTTGTAGATGATTCAAGAATAGCTGTTTGGGCCAGCTTATATCAGAAGCTAGTTAAGGACTTAGAAATCGCAGACCAAAAGGCAAGAGTAGGCGATTCAACATTAAGAATGAAAGCAACCGCATTACAATAAGGAGATTAAAAAATGAGTTTTAGCGATTATTTAGAAAACAAAATTCTTGCCCACACTTTTTCGGGAACGACTTTTACTCCCGCTTCTACACTTTATTTGGCTCTATATACTGTAGCGCCAAGTGATGATGGAACAGGCGGAACTGAAGTTTCAACTTCTGGAACAGGGTATGCAAGACAAACAGTTACTTTTACCACAACAGCAAGTCAATCTAGTAATACTTCGGCTGTAGAGTTTGCAACAGCAACAGCAAGTTATGGAACAGTCGTAGCTATTGGAGTTTTAGACGCTTCAACAAGTGGTAACTTATACGCAGTAGGAACTTTATCTGTATCGAAAGCAATTTCAACAGGAGATGTATTTAGAGTACCCGCTGGTGATTTAGATATTGATTTAACATAAGGACATAAATGCCTACAAGAGATTATAGTCAAGGAGTATTCGGTAATAATGAGTTTGGTGTTTGGGGTTACTCAGATGCTAGTGCTACTATTACTGCGACTTCAGGTTTTAACCAAAGGGCTATTAGAACTTACGGGCAAGGTAATTATGGTTCAAATCTTTTTGGGAAATGGGGTTATACCGAAAGTGGTGCAATTTCTATTTCTTCAGCATCAAGTCTAAGTTTAACGGCTGCCGTTCCTGTAGATACTTATTCGTCTGGCGAATATGGTTATGGAAACTACTCAGCTGGAACTATACGAGATGCAAGTGTTACTGTTAATGCCGTTGCAACTGTATCAGCTACAGCTGGTTATGTTGCAAGTGGTTCAGCAGTATCAACAGGGCAATCAAGTATTACAATCACACCTCAAGTAGTAAGAGGTGGAATAATACCAGCCCAAGCAACTTCTTCATTAACAGTCGTTGGAAATGTTACTTTCACAGGATTACCATATCCTATAAACGGAGTAGCAACTGTAACGGCTGTATGTAATAGAATAGTGTTTATAGATGTTTCAAATATATCAGCCCAATCATCTACAAACTTTAGTGCAAGATATAAATGGGTTGATGAACCAAACGCTTCTACAACATGGACTGAAGTCTATAAGGTAGCGGCATAACTTTTAAGGAGTAAATGCAAATGGCAGATACAACAACAACAAATCTGAGTTTGACTAAACCAGAAGTCGGTGCTTCTACAGATACATGGGGAACTAAATTAAATACTGATTTAGATACTCTTGATGCTCTTTTTGCCGATGCTGGAACAGGAACTTCAGTCGGACTGCAAGTCGGTTCGGGAAAAACTTTAAGTGTAGGTGGAACGCTAGTAGGTAGTGGAACTGTTACACTTGATTCTGCGGCCATATCAGCCGCTAGTGCAACAATTTCTGATTTAGGCACAGTAACTACTGTTGACCTGAACGGAGGCACGATTGACGGAGTAACTATTGGTGGAACTACCGCTGGTGCTATTACAGCCACAAACTTAACAGGAACAGGAACTATTACTTTTAATGGTGCTACTGTTACTGACTTAGGAACTGTAGGAACTATTGACCTAAACGGCGGAACTGTTGACGGAACAACAATAGGTGGTTCTGTAGCTGGTGCAGTTACAGCCACAACTTTAAAATCAACAAGTGCTAGAGAAACAAAATCAGCAGTTACACAAAGCACAGGCACACTAACTTTAGATTGTGCTACTGCAAATGTGTTCGAGTTTACACCCTCACAAAATATAACAACATTAACTATAAGTAATATTCCAACTTCAGGAGATGCTTACGCTATGGTTCTGAAAATAACGGGTTCTGCATACACGATTGCATGGGGAGCGGCTGTTAAATGGGCCGCTGGAACATCACCTACTTTATCAACATCTAATGTAGATGTAATAGTGCTATTAACTGTTGATGCTGGAACTAATTGGTATGGTTTTGTATCAGGACAAGACTTACAATAGGAGTAAAAAATGACAACAGGAACTAAAGCTATAATGGCTGCCGCTGGTGGGGGTGGTAGTGCTGGAGAAGTTTTACACCCGATTCAAACAAAAAGTGATAATGACGGAACTGATAGAGTCTTTCTTCATGCAGTCGATACTGAAGGTAATATAGCTTGGTCAAAAGAGGTTGGTTACTCATTAAGTAGTGGTGACCCATATTATTCTTTTCCTACAGACGGCAGAGGAGATTTGGCTTTTTGGTGTGAAATAGGAAAAGTTTGGTGGGTTATGGCTTCAAGTAATCCTTATGCTTGGGCTATTGATGTAGAAACAGGAGATGTTAGTTTTTATTCAGGATATACCTCAACATTACCTACCTTTACTTCTACTCGTTACGGGCCTAGCTATGGTATTTCCGCTCCTGTTTATTTTAACAGTTCAGGTGGAACAGATACTTTAGGTTGGCTTCAACATCTTACTTATGGTGGCTCTACTTCAGGCAATAGATTTCAAGGTTATACTTTTACTAACGATAGAACAACAGCGCCAACAGTTTTTGGAGATTTCCAATCTGGTAGTTTTGGTAATGAAGCTCTTTATAATGGTGGTGCTATGGTTAATTATGACTACAATTCAACAAGTGGTTTTCATAATTGGAAAGAGTATGCAACTGGAGAAGTTTATATTGCTTGGCAAGAGGGAAGTTCAGCTAGTAGTTATAATGTTAAGTTTCAATCAGCCGCTATAGACCAAGACACACCTATAAGTGTATCAAATATAAGCAATCTTTTTGGCCCAACTTCTAATTACTCAAGAGGAACGGCAGTTAGAATATGCTCAGGTTTATCAATGCATAAATATTTTGATGAAAATTGGAATGTTTGGAATGGCACAACGGCTATGGGTGCTGTTTCTGGTGATACAGGAGATTCAATGGGGATTACTTCTAGTAATGAGTCATCTCAAAAACCACCTAACCCAACAATAACAAGCCCAAAAGATATGGGAACAATACTGTTACCTTCTACGGGTGCTGGTAATTTAACTTTTGATTATGAACAATCATGCTCAGTTGTTTCAGACGGAGTAAAAGGTATGTGGGGTTTTATTAGGTCTTATAACACTAGCTATACTAATGTTGCTTATAATCTTGGTTATGTTGAAACAGGAACTTCATATAGTAGTGGTTCACCTTCAATGAATTATGAATCAGGCGGTGATGGCACAGATTATTCAGATATTGTATATAAAGCAACTGCTAGTATATATTCTGCTCCTTCTTCCAACAGTTATGACCCACCTAATTTTTCTATGAGAAGAATTAATGATAATGGTTATGTTGGTTTATGGACACCAAATTATGCTGTAAGTGATGCAAGATACGAAATTCGTATTCTTGATGCAACTAACGGACAAGTAGGTTCTACAATAGAGTTTGATTTTCCTGTAGAACATTCTAATAAACCTCAGAAATGGACAACATTGAGAGAAGATGCTGTTTGGACTAAGTTATATTCTGGTTCAAATGTTAGTTAATTAATTAAAACAAAGGAGAAAAAAATGAGTCATGTTAAAGAAAAAAGTAGAGGTGTTATTGATGAATACCCTTACTCTATTTCAAAACTTAAATCAGACAATCCTAACACTAGCTTTCCTAGTGAAATATCAGATTCACTTTTACAATCTTATAAAGTTTATCCTGTTTCTTACGAAGCTAGACCTGAAGTTTCAGATGATAAAAGAGCGGTAGCAGATGATACCCCTTCTTATGCAGACGGAAATTGGAGTTTAGGTTGGTCTGTAAAAAGTAAGACAGATGATGAAAAATTTGCAGATGAGGCAAGTAAAAGGAGAGAACGAGATGAACTGTTAAAAAATACAGACCATTACGCTCTTACTGATAGAACTTTATCTGAAGAAATGGAATCATACAGACAATCATTAAGAGATTTCCCAGAGCAATCAGGATTTCCTTATATTGATTTCCCAGAACAACCAGACGAATAGGAGTTTAAATGTCTATACTATTATTAATTTTAACAAGTGTGGTAACAATATCATCTTTAGTATGTAGCTTTGTTCCTACAAGTCTTTTACCAGATGACGCTAAAAAAGTATTAAAGATATTAGCTTTAAACTTTAACAATGTTCATTATGACTGCGACCATGACGAGTAATTGTTATGAGTGGTCTATCTGAACTTGAACAAGGCAAATTAATAGAAGCAGTCGAAAGTCTTGAAAAGCAAGTAACAAGATTAAATACAAGACTTGATTCTCTTGAAGGGCAAATGAAGTCAGGTAAAGGTATTGTTATAGGTATCTTTTTAACAGCAAGTGGTATATCGGCCGCTGCCGCCACAATGTTTGGAAAAATGCTTGGGGAATAACAATAGACAAAAAGGAAGAATAGGAGAATTGTTTGTGTGTTACATTCTTGAAAAATTTGGTTATCAAACAGCTTTTGTTGATACGCAAGGTTATGATGTAATTGTTAATTACAAAAGCAGACCTATTCGTATTCAAGTAAAATCTGCTCTCTCAAGAGATTACAATAGAAAAAAAGGTGGTAAACCTAGATATAATTTTGCTACTAACATTGGTGGTGAAAAAAGAAAATACACAAAAGAAGATGCAGATATTATCGCTTTATTTGGTTCAGACCATGAAACAGTAATTTTTAAATTAGTTGATGAAATAAAAACAAAAACACATAAATTATCTGAAGCACATTTTTACGATAAGTCTATAATGAAACAAAGTTTTGAAAGGTGTTTAAAATCATGTTCGGTTTAATCGGCTCTTTATTAGGATTCGCTAGTTCAGGCCTCCCCGCTGTACTCGACCACTTCAAACAAAAAAGTTCACAAAAACATGAGTTAGCTTTAATGGAAATGGCCGCTAAACATAAAATAACTGTAGCTAAAGCAAAAGCAGATGAGGCCGAAATATCAGGAGTATATCAGCACAGTCAAACAATTCAAAACAATGCTAGTAAATGGATAGTTAATTTAAGTGGTCTTGTAAGGCCTACAGTTACCTTTGCAATATTAGGATTGTATCTAACTGCAAAGACTTTAGCTGTTGTGCAAGTGTATCAAAATGGTGGTGATTTACATGAGTTTTTACCAGAAATATATTCAGAAACAGATGTTGGTATTTTAAGTTCAGTTGTATGTTTTTGGTTCTCAAGTAGAGCAATAGAGAAAATGAGAAAGTAATATAATGGATAAAATTATTGATGCAATAAAAGGAATAATATCACCAGAACAATCTTGGTCAGCTTTTGTTATGAAGATTACAAGTCTTATAATTGTAGCTGTAATTGGATATATAGGCTTTCAACAATATCTTAATCTTGGTGTTGAAGAAGATAATGAGATTCCAATAGTAGAAGTGTATGAAAAAGACCCTGAGAAAAAAGTTAAAGTAGAAGATTTAATTACTAAACTTCTAAGGTCAAATAGAGATATTGAATCAGTATGGTTATATGATTGGATAGATGCACGAAATATAGTGCCTTTGTATAACGAACCTAGAAACAGCGAAGATTTATTGCCAACAGGATATTTTATGGAAGGTGATGAATATGTGATTGGTCATTTTGTTTTAAGTCAATGCACCTCTTTAGATAGAGATGTAGTTAACACAGCTTGCCCTATAATGAGTTCAGAAGATGCTTGGGGTGTTTTGTTAGTTACCTATCAAGACGATACAGAGCCAGACTTAAAAACGACTAAAGCAACAGCCATGAAAATATCTGAAATATTATATTTGATTGAGAGATGAAGATGAGAAAATTTATACTACCAATTATATTAAGTTTTTTAATGTCAGGAGTCGCAACAGCAGATGTAGAATGGAACGCATCAATAACAAATGAATATATATGGCGAGGAATGTCGCAAGGTAAAGGTGCGGCCGTTCAAGGTGGTATAGATATTTCTGGTGAATCAGGGTTTTGGGCTGGTGCTTGGGTGTCAAATGTAGATTTTGATGACAACACTACTTACGAACTAGATGTTTATGCTGGATATAGTTTTGGGCCTATTAGTGTAGGTTACATTTATTATGCTTTTCCTGATAACACAGATGAAGGATATGATTCTAGTGAAGTAAATATTACTGCTGATATTGGTGCTTTTTCACTTGGAGTAAATATATTAGCTGATGCAGATTGGGATATGGAATTTGGAGATGAAGTTTATTACTCAATAGATACTGCTCTAGGTCTAAGCGATAAAGTAGATTTAAACTTTCATCTTGGTTTTTATGATTATAATATTGATGATGATGAAACAGATTATGGAATGTCTATTGATTTTCAATCTGGTTTTTCATTTGGAATAATCGACAGCAGTAGAGATGACAGTAATCCTTTTTTTATAATTAGTTACTCACTTAACAGAGATGAAGAATAATGCCTTATGTTGAATTAGATATACCAAGTGGAGTTTATAAGAACGGAACAGAATTTCAATCAAAAGGCCGTTGGCACGATTGTAATTTAGTTCGTTGGAATAATAATGCTATGCAACCAATTAAGGGCTGGAGTCAATTTGGAACAGCTACAACAACAGGGAAAGCTAGACGAATGTTATCTTGGATTGATAACGCTGGTAACAGAAGATTAGCTGTAGGCACTTCTAATAAACTTTATGCTTACACTATTGACGGAACACAATACGACATAACTCCAGCTGGTTTTACTACAGGAACAGATGATGCTACGCAAAGTGTAGGATATGGTAATTATACTTTTGGTTCTTCTAATTATGGAACACAAAGACCTGATAGCGGTTTGTTTCAACCTTGCACTACTTGGTCTTTAGATAATTGGGGTCAATATATAGTTGGCTGTAGCACAACAGACGGGAAAGCCTATGAGTGGCAATTAAATTCAGCAACACCAGCGCAATTAATTTCTAACTGCCCTACCAGCATACAGTCTTTAATTGTAACTGAAGAAAGAGCATTAATGGTATTAGGCGCTGGAGGCGACCCTAAAAAAATACAATGGTCAGATTTAGAGGATAATACAGATTGGACACCTTCAGCAACAAATCAATCTGGTAGCTTTAATGTTAATGGTAATGGTAAGTTACAAACAGCAGTAAGGGTTAAAGGCCAAATCTTAATACTTTCCACTATTGACGCATATTCCGCTACTTATGTAGGTTTACCTTTTGTGTATTCCTTTGAAAGAGTTGGTTCTAATTGTGGTGTTGTTTCAACAAATAGTGTTGTTGCAACCGATACTTTTGCCGCTTGGTTTTCAGACGGACAGTTTTTTATATTTGATGGTATTGTAAAACCTCTTCCAAGTGATGTAAGTGATTATGTCTTTAGTGATTATAATGTTAGTCAAAAAAGTAAAGTTTATGGATTTAACAATTCTAAGAGTTCAGAAATATGGTGGTTCTATCCAAGTTCTGATAGCACAGAAAATAACAGATATGTTGCATGGAATTACAAAGAAAATCATTGGATTGTTGGTGAGTTATCTAGGACTTGCGCTGAAGATAGAGGTACATTTACAAACCCTATGATGATTGGTGCTGATTATAAATTATACGAACATGAAACAGGATATTCATATACAGGCGAATCAACAGGAGTTTTTGCTGAATCAGGGCCATATCAAATAGACCAGCCTAACGGAAGATTAATGAATGTATTACAAATAATACCAGACGAAAAAACATTAGGTGATGTTTCTGCTAAATTTAAAGTTAGAAACTATCCAACAGGAACAGAAACAACATACCCTAGTAGTGGTTCTTTTACTTTAGATAATCCTACAGATGTAAGATTTACTGCTAGAGAAGTTAAATTTAGAGTCGAAACTGCAAGAAACACAGATTGGAGAGTAGGTAATATGCAGATGTTCGTAAGGGCTGGAGGAGGTAGAGGATAATGAGATTACCATTACCAGCGCCAGAATATAGTTCAAGTATTGCTCAACAGACAAATAATACTTTAGAACAAGAAGATAAAAAAAATTTTAAAAAAGATACTGATATAAACATTAATGATGGAAGATTAATTTTAAAATCACCTAATGGAACACGATATAATATAACAGTTGATAATTCAGGTAACATAACAGCGAGTTCAATATGATAGAAAATTTTGAAAAAAATTGCAAAAATATACAAAAGGCATTAGATTATGGAAAGAACAGTCATACTTTAGAAGATGTAAGACAAAGTATAGCCAAAGGAGATATGTATTATCATTCTCTTGGACACTCCTTCATCATAACAGAAGTTCATGCTTTCCCGCAATATTATAACTTACATGGTTTTTTAGCTGGCGGGGAAACAGAACAATTAAAAAAACTAATACCAATATTAGAACAAAAAGCAAAACAAGTTGGCTGTAAATACACAACGCTTACAGGAAGAAAGGGTTGGGAAAGAGCATTTAAAGATATAGGTTACAAACCTACTTTCTTCACCCTAGATAAGGAGTTATAAAATGGGTAAATCAAAAGGTAGTCAAAGTTCAGAGTTAGACCCAGCAATCCGCGATATGATGACAGAAACTTTTGGTTATGGCCGTGATGCTATATCAGAAGAAGTACAAGCTGTAGGCCCAGACGGGCAGCCTCTTTTTAGAATAGATTCATTTACAGGAATGAAAATCCCTGTAATGACAAGAAAAATGAAAGAGTATGAAGAATACACAGACCCAAGATTTGCTGAAGAAGATGCTTATACAACAATCGGAGAAAGGGAAGCTGTAAAATTTTTAGGTGGAAATCAATTTGCAGAAACAGATAGATATAACGATTTATATGGAAGAATGTCTAATGCCGCTAATTACACACCTGATACTGTATCAGCCACAGATGTTGCAGCGGGTAAAATTGATTTACCTAGTTTATTAAAGGAAACAAATGTATCTTCAAGAGATGTTATAGGAGAAAGGGTTGCAGACCCAAATGACATTACAGCAAGAGAAGTTTTTGAAAGAGATTTTAATATTGAGAGAGTTGATACTCCTGATACAATAACACCACAAACTTTTTCTGGACTGTTAAATTTAGACCCTTACTTAAATCCATACAATGAATTAGTAAGAGATGTTACTATTAGTGAGATAGAAGATGCCAGAGATAGACAGCTTTCAGATTTACAATCAAGAGCAATACAAGCAAACGCTTTTGGAGGTACAAGAGAGGGTGTAGAAGCTGGTCTTATACAGAATCAAGCACTACAAGAAATAGCAAGACAAACAGCTAACTTAGGTAAACAAGGTTTTGATACTGCCACTCAATTAGCTACACAAGATTTAGGCTTATTAAATCAAGCTGAAAGAGATAATGTTTCTAACTTGATGGAGGCGCAAAGACTAAACCAAGCTACTGATTTAGCAGCTGAACAATCTATGTTAAATGCAGCTATGGAAGCACAGAGATTAAATCAAGCTAGAGATTTATCACTAGGTCAATTTAATACAGAAATAGCACAACAGGCCGCTTTAGCAAATCAAGCTAATCAAAGAGAAATTGAATTAGCCAATGCGGCTAGAGATTTACAAGCACAAGGTATGAATCAAGATGAAGCCTTTAGAGTTGCGCAATCCAATGTTGATAATAAATACAGAGCGCAAGCACAAAATGTAGAAAATCAATTACAAGCAGATTTAGCCAATCAATCTGCAAACTTAGAGGCTTCCCTTGCGAATCAAAGCGCTGGTTTAGCGGCTAATGAATTAAATCAAGGTGGGTTATTAAATGCTGCTAATTTAGCATCAGGGGTTACGGAATCAGCTTTAAATAGATATGGCGCTATGACTGATATTGGCGATAGAAGAATGGCAAGAAATCAACAGCAATTAGATTTTGATTATCAACAATTCTTAGAAGGGCAAGAATATCAAATGATGTTAGCACAATTCTTAGGTGGTTTATTAAGTGGATTCCCAACACCTATGAAATCAAGAGGCAAAGAAAGTGGATTTACACTAGGTTAATATTAAGGAGATTATAATGAAAAAATTATTAGCAATTATACCAATAGTTCTTATTGTTGGTTGCGCTGGTCATATTTCGATTCAGACACAAACACCAAAAGATACTGATTTAGAAATAGTAATTAAATCAAAAAAACACGAGTCTTAAAATGTTAGATGAAATGCTAAGACAAATGCGAATGGACGCTATGAGAGGAATCGTAACTAGCGAACCTACCAATCAAGATTTAATGGGTGGTGGTGCTGCTGGTGGTGGTAAATCTTTAAAACAAATAACAGACGAATTAAATAGTCTTGCTATTACAGGCTACGGAGGGGTAAATGTAGACCCAGACGGACAAATAATAGCACCAAGAACAGACCCTACAGCTGGTGTGCAATCAGACGCTACTTTTTCATCTCGAACAGGTTTAATTAAAAAGCCAACATCAAAATTTGGCCGACTTGTTGATGAAGGCCTTGGTAATTTAATGCCAGAAGCATTATTTGGTACAACAGACCAATTTATGGACAGGCAAAAATTTCAATTAGAATTAAATAAATTAAATCAAACAGGCGAACCTTTTACTGTTTTTAATTTAAATGGAACTAATGTTGATAATATGGTGATGGGGTCTGTTAATGATGTAAACACATTAGCTACAATAACTGATGCTGGTCGAAGAGGTGGAAACTTTAGAGTTATACCTAGCAGCATGATGAAAAACTATGACCAAAATAAAGCTATATTAGAAGAGGCTCAATGGATTAATAGAGAAACGCCAGCAGATGAAGCACTTACACTTATATTTGGAAAATCAAATACAGGCGGAGTAGGAACAGTTAATCCTTTTCCAAAACCATTTTTTAACAGAGCAGAAAAAGTTTTTAACGAAACTAATAAAATCAATAATGTTAGTTTTTATTTACCAAGGTTTGATACTGAAGGAAATGCAGTAGCACCAGCAAGTGGTTACAGTTTTGGCGTAGATTCTACTACACGCATAAATGATTTGTTTAGAGGTGAAGGACAATTATTTGGTTCAGGTGTTACTCAGACTATTGATACTGATGCGGGTAGAGTAGAACAAACAGTACCATCATCATTTGGAGATTTTATTACAAGGTTAGAGGATAAAGATGTAATTGCTGGCGCTATTCTTCCAGACATAGACCCTTCAGGTAGAAGGGCTAAATATATGGGTATGGTAGATAATGAACTAGCAGACTTAAAAGGTGCATTAGCAAAAGACATTGGTGATAGAGCAGTTTCTAACGCATTAAGGCTTGTTAGTAAAGTTGTTCTTCCTTCTTCTACGCAAACTCCAAAAGAAGGTTTTGCAAGAGCGCAAAACGCATTAGATACCTTACAAGAAATGTTTGCTATTTTACATGAAGAAGCTGCTTTAGCTGCATCTTATGGAAACCAACCTAGTGAATGGTCAGCAGCAGAAAGTGAATTATATAAAGTGTTACCAAGGTCTATAACATTTTTAAAATTTATAGTTGCTAAAGCTAAACAAGAAGGTGAGTTAAAAGTAAATGATAAATATTATTCCCTTGAAGAATTAAGAAAAGAAAACAATATAGAAAATCCTATATCACAATTAGATATTAGAAATCCTTTTGGCAATAATTAATGGCAATACAAGATGAAGAATATAATAATTGGGTTCAAAGCCTAAGTCCAACAGCGCAAGGTTCTTTACAAGAACTAGAACATTTTGGTACTTTATCAAATAACACAGGCGGTGAATATATGCCTGAAGTTAATATTTTAGGTGAAGGGTTTACTCAATCAATACCAAGGAATAATAGACGCGACCATATTGCGGGCCTTTCAGAAATTATTTCAAGAATAGATGCTGCTCCATTTAATTTTAATGATGATGCTAGAGCAAGGTTAGCTGTAGAATTAAATATTTTAAATAGACAAGAAGAAAATGTTGATAATGTTAGAAGTAGGGCTGCTTCCGAAAGTATTTTAACATACGGAGGTTTATCACCCGTTATTGAGGCAGCAAGAAGGCAAGCTGCTAAAGTTATTCCTATGTTTGCTGGTGGCCCAGCGGGCATGATTGGACAAGGTATAGCGCAAATACCGACATTTGTAGATTTAGGAAACCAAGCATTAGGTCTGTTACCTTATTTTGGTGATTACGGAAATGCGGCTCTTGATAATATTTTGACTTACGGAAAAAATGTTATTGAAAAACCACCAATAGGAATGGGAATCAATTACCTCAGCAAAAGAGAAAGAGAAGAAAACGCTGCAAAAAGAAGAGAGAGAGAAGAAAATTTATTTGGTTATGGTGTTTATCCTACAGATAAACCAATAGGAGGGTCGGAGTTTTTTAAAGAAAATATTTTAGGCCCGTTAGGTATAGGCTTTGGCGGCTCTCAATATGTGCCTCCAGAAAAAAGAAGCGAATATATACAAGGTAATTTAATTGGTAGTACATTAGGCTTTGGTTCTAATATAAGAACTGCACAAGACGCATTAATGAGAGCCTATCCAAATTCAGCTTTTACAAGAGTATCACAGGGTCGTACTGTTGGTGCTGGAGAAGAAGGTCTTTTTAGCCCTATTTTTCGTGATATGGTTGCAAGGCCTAAAGCGAATACAGCAGCAGATATTTTATTTGCTGGTGGCGCTGCTGGTACACAAGCGCTTGGTCAATCATTTACTGATGAAAAAGGCGAACCTTTAATAGACCAAGATTTCCAAAACATATTAAATGTACTTGGCGGTATGACACTAACAATACCAGCAGCATTGAGCGGAACAACAAGTGCAACAAAAGATACCGCTATATATCTTAAAGATAGCTATGGTAATCTTAAAAAAGGTAGTTTGAATATATTGAGAACAGCAAGCGAAAAAAATCCTGATAGCCTTTTGGGTCAAACTACTGGAAAAGTAGTTGATTTTTTTGACACTAAATTAGCGCCATTTAAAGAAAATCTTATGGTTAGATTATCACAAGTTGGAGGAAGAGAAATAGGCCCAGAAAAATCTAATAGATATGTAGGAAATGTTTTAAAGAAAATTATTCAATATGAAGATAAAGATTTTAGATTTACAGATTTAAATAATCACCCTGTAGTTGTAAAAATGAATGATGATTTATCTATATTAGATAGCGCCTATAAAGCTAAGATAAAGAAAATAGATAGTGATTTAGCTGATAAGAGAATAAACAATAAACAACATCAAGCAAGAAAAGCGCAAGCGCAAAGAGAATTAGAGTTAAGTCAAGATAAATTACTTGGTGAATCACCGCTTACATTTGATATTCTTGAAGGAGTTGAACAACAAGTTGCAGCTGGTATCTTAGCGCAAAGAGCCAGCGAAGATATAAATATAGGAAATCAAGTAGGGCAAATGTTAGATGATAGATTTAACGCAATAGTCAATAAATACCAAGAAGTTATTAATACTTCAGCTAATCCAAATACATTAAATACAGCTATTGATGCGGAACTACAAATTTTAGAAAGAGAATTATTAAGTCAATTATCAGATACATTTAGTGTTATCACCAGACAAAACATAACAGATGACGAAATGAGAAGTTTAATTAATACAAAGATAGATGAAATTACATCAGTTATTAAAGGTCAAAGAGATGCAGTTTACAATAATAGAGAATTTAACAGCGGCAAGATAAATAACATAAATAAATATGAAGAAAATTATGCCAATATTTTAACTGAGCAAGGCGGAAGATTACCAGC